AATTTGGTGGAACACTTACAACAGTTGGTAGTTATAATGTTCATACATTTCTTACATCTGGAACCTTTAAACCTCAAATAGCATTAACGATTGATATGTTAGTGGTTGCTGGTGGAGGAGGTGGAGGTGGTTTTGCAGGTGGTGGCGGTGGTGCAGGTGGATTTAGAACTAAAACAAGTCATGCTCTTGCTGCCAGTGCAACTACTGGACATACAGTTGTAATCGGTGCAGGTGGTGCTGGAGGTGCAGGGTCTGAGTCTGCTGGTGCTGGTACTTCTGGTGGTGATTCATCTATTGATGGTTTTGTTTCGACAGGTGGTGGCGGTGGCGGTGGATATGCATATAATAACACAGATCCAGGAAAAAATGGTGGTTCTGGTGGAGGAACAGGAAAGGATTGGCGTGGTGGCCAAACACAGGCTGGTGGTACAGGAAATACTCCAAGTACAAGTCCATCTCAAGGCAATAATGGTGGAGCAGGTACAAGTTATCCATCTGGAGGTGCAGGAGGTGGAGGTGCAAGTGCAGTAGGTGCAAATTCAGGAGCCAGTGATCAAGGTGGTGCAGGTGGTGCAGGTACATCTAATGATTATCGAACTGGGTCAGGTGTCACTTATGCAGGTGGGGGTGGTGGAGGTTGTAATAGTACTACTCAATCTAGAGGTGGTGCCGGTGGTACTGGTGGTGGAGGTCCTGGTGGTTATCAAGGTATGGCTACAGATTACAATGATGCACCAGCAAATCTTGGAGGTGGAGGTGGTGCAGGAGCATATCCTGGTACTGCTGCCGAGATAATAGGTGGTGATGGTGGTTCTGGAATTATTGTAATTAGATATCTAACAAGTGCAGTTACAGGGCAAACATATCAGGCAACAGTCACGACTCCTGGATCCGCTGCAAATGCAAGTTCAGTCGTAAAATATGATGTTGCAGGAACAACTCTTATTACATCGACTACTAACTTGGATGATGATGCATGGCATCACGTTGCAGTTTCGAGGCAATCAACTTCTACGAGAATGTATATAAATGGTGTTCAAGAAGGTTCTACTGCCGTAGATAGTCCAAGTGCAACGTCATTAGCACAGAATGGAATTACGATTGGTGAGAAACCTGCAAGTACGACTTCAACTGTCACATCTGGCATCGGGTTTGGTAATAGCTTAGATACAGGTTTATATGGATTTTGGACATTTGATAATACTTTAGATTCTATAGATGGTGGTACATGGAATACAAGCATAAATCCGATAACTTTAACAAATTCTGGCATGGAGTTTACAAGTACAAGTGGTGAATTTAAACACGGAACTCATGCATTCAAAAAAGTTGATGTTGCGGATAAAGCATATATTCCTGATTCAGGAGATGTTTTTGTAGGGGAAAATCCAGATTCTCTTTCCTTTTGGGTTTATTTGGACTCTATTGCTGGTCAACAAATTTTCTTCTCGAATAATGGTACTGATTATTCAGGAGATGATGGTTTTGAATTTCAATATTATTCTGATAAATTATTATCATGGACAGGAGGAACTAATTCATATCATTACAGTAATACTGGATATATCTCTGCTGATACTTGGTATCATATTGTAACTACATGGGATGGATCTACCTCAAGTCAAAGAAAGTTTTACGTTAATGGTACTGAAGTTGCATATTCGCAAGCATATAACCATAAAGCTAAAACTGAGAATGCTTACAATGTAACATTTGCCAGTGCCCCATTGTACAATGGTGCCGCACCTATGATACTGGATTCATTTGGAATGTGGAATAAGGAATTAACTTCTACAGAAGTTGGGCTTTTATATGCTAGTGGTGATGGATTAGTTCCATCTGCACAGACAGGTACAACCACAACTACAGTTGCCGCAAAGGGTTTCAATGGAAAACTAGATGATTGGAGAATTACTAAGGGTGTTGCACGATACACAGCAAACTTTGGACTCCCAGTTACACAGAATTTTGATATAACTGCAGCTGCAGGAATTCCACTGGGAGATAGTCTTTATTATGATACTGGTCGTGTAGGAATAGGAAATACGAATCCGGGATATACACTTGATGTAACTGGGTCATTAAACTTAACAGGTAATTTCTATGAATCTGGAGTTCAGAAAAGTCTAGGAACAACAACGGTATCCTTGTATGCAGATCTTCCAACTGCAACTACTGATAATAGAGGACAGTTCTACTTAGTAACATCAACCAATAAAATGTATTGGTCGAATGGTGTAACTTGGGTTGCAGTTGGTAGTGCAATTCCATCTTGGACTACATATGTTGCAACTGCTGGACAGACATATACAACTACAATGGGTGAGTTAGATTACAAAGATAGTGCAACTCCTGCTGGAAATGTAACACATACTGCAGGTGCAAGTGGTGCCGCAGGAAGTGGAACACCAATGGCAACTACAACATTCTTGGCAACTGATCCTGCATCAGATGTAATTACTTATGATATTGAATCTGTAGAGGTTACAACAGTCGGTGCCGATGATACCACAAATAGTGTTGGTGCTATTTCACCAAAACCAACATGGATTTCTGTTGCATCAGATGGGAAATTATCTATTACACCAGATCATACATACAAAAGTGATACATTTAATATAGTCGGTACTGCATCTGATGGTGTTAATACTTTGACTAAGAATTTCACGTTTAGTCTCAAAGGTGATATAGCACCAGATCCTCATTGGTCAAGTGTTGTTTACCTATTTAATTTTGATGGTGAGACTTCATATTCCAATAATGTATCGGGGTGGGGAGATGCTAAAGAGGCAGGAACTCTGAGTACCCATGTTGGTAGTAATCCAACTTTGGATGATCCACCAAGTAGAACTAATGGTAGTATTGTTGGTGATAATCGTAAAGTCCTTAATCATGCTACACCTAGTAGGATGAAGTGGACATCAGGAACAGCATTTGATAATACTACTGGATGGACTTATGAATTTTGGGTTACTAATATTGGAAATAACTATGCTTATATATTTACCAATGGTGCATCTGCTTTGAAACATGGAACTAAAGGTGGTAACGAAACCTACTTAGTTGGTGGACCAGATATTCATGGGGGGCCAGCCGTTTGGAACTATGTAGCAAATGATAAATGGGATCATTTTGCCATAGTTAAAGAGGGTACGGGGTCTACTTGTACGAGAGTGTATGTCAATGGGGCATTTATTGATGATGGTGATATAGGTACAAAAATGGGGTCTGATATGATTTCTGGTGCAGATGAAAACAATGCATATGCCTTTGGTGGTTGGATAACAGGTGTTAGATTCACTAATGGAATAATAAGGTATAAAGGAACTAATACTACGGCATGGAGCAATTATCTGGATGATGGAACTACAGATTGGAATGAACCAACTGCACCTTGGCCAACAAGTTAGACTAAATACAAGTATACAACAATAAGTAAGAAGGAGAAACACAAATGGCAAATTTTGCACAAATTACTAGTGGTGGTTTGGTTGAAAATGTGATTGTTGCCGATCAAAGTTTTATAGATTCGGGTGCATTATTGGGTACGTTTAAAGAAATAACTACCACAGGTGGTATAGGGTGGACATACGACTCTGTCAAAGAGAAATTTATTGCACCACAACCTTTTGCATCTTGGAAGTTAAATTCTGATGATGAATGGGAAGCACCTGTTGTAGAACCAGCTGCAGAAGAAGGAAAAGTTCATAATTGGAATGAAGAAAATCGACAATGGGATACTACAGATAGTCCGTACTAGGAATACAATAAATGGCAGACATAAGAATAACTCGTAACGAACACTATTGGCAACAAAAAGAATATCTGGTGGAATTTACTGTAACTACTTCAAATAGGAGACAGTTCTCAGTACAACAGAAAATTCCCCAACATATTCTTGAAAGACATAATGAATATGAGTTGTTGGATCTTGCATATCTGATAATGGGTTTGAAACTTAAAAATGGAATTGCACATCATGAAGCTATAAATAAAGGTACAGTTGTAGTAAATGTAGAAGGTGAACCATATAGACCGAATTTTTTTGCAACGATGGAAGATGGTAGTAAGATACACATAACAGAGGATACATAAAGATGGCAACCAATGCACTAAAACAAAATTCTATTTGTCTTCCGAATGTAAATTCTAGGGGTGAACCCTTATAAGGATAATAATGATTCATGGGTCAAATATCTAACAGCAAAAGAGTTTTTCAACGACTTTGTTGAAATAAAGGAAAAAGTACATACTGGAACTGTAGTGGGAACCGAATATACTTGGGAAAGTATAGATGTAACAGTGAGTGAATTGGATAATGATGGTAAACTCACAGTCTATATCGATGCAAATGAAGAAGGATTTAGTGGGAGATTTGGTGAAAATGTTCCAGTTGGTGTTCTAGAAGATGGAGTACTTGTCACTAAAAGTTTGGGGAATTTCAATTTTGATGGAGGAACGTATTAATGCCACAAACTAATCCAATTACAAGTAGGGCTACATTAATAAACTATTGCAAACGTAGGTTGGGTGATCCTGTGGTGGAACTGAATATTGATGATACCCAAATACAAGATAGAGTTGATGATGCACTACAATATTATCAAGATTATCACTATGATGGTATAGAACGAGTCTATCTCAAACATCAAGTAACTTCTACCGATATCACTAATAAATACATATCCATCACGGATGCAATAGTAGGTGTGATAAATGTATTTCCTGTGACTGATACTACATATTCAACGGTCAATATGTTTGATATGAGATACCAATTGCACCTAAGTGATTTGTATGATTTTTCGGATGTATCGATGTTGCACTATTCTATGGTGATGCAACATTTGTCTCTATTGGATGATTATTTGGTCGGTAAGGCACAATTTGATTATGCGAGACATACAGATAAATTACATTTGTATATAGATTGGGCAAACGATATAACAGCAGATGAATACATCGTAATAGAGTGTTATAGAATTCTAGATCCAGAAACCTATGCACAGGTCTATGATGACATGTGGTTGAAACGATATGCAACTGCACTTATCAAACGACAATGGGGTCAGAATTTATCTAAATTCGATGGTATAACACTTCCTGGTGGTCTTACATATAATGGACAGGCAATATTGGAGTCTGCAAACGAGGAAATTACTACACTTGAAGAACAGATGGAATCTTCTTTTGGTGGACAACTTGGTATAATGGTAGGATAGATGGCTACTAATAGTTATTTTACCCATAATGCAGCCACTGGTGTAGATAAGACCATGATAGAGAACCTTGTGGTGGAGTCTATCAAGATGGTAGGGTTCGATACTTGGTATCTACCTAGAACTCAAACCAACCTAGATCCACTTCTACAAGAAGCAGAACAAGACAACTTTACGAGTGCATACGAAGTTGAAATGTATTTCGATGCACCTGATGATGCACTTGCCGATTCAGTTGATTACATTACCTATTTCGGATTTGAAGTAAGGGATTCATGTGATTTTGTCATTTCAGTAAAACGGTTCGATGAGTTGAATATTTCGGGATATACCCTACCACTTGAAGGTGATTTGATATATCTACCTTTCACCAAACAAATGTATGAAATCAAGTTTGTGGAAGATATGACCCCATTTATGCAATTGGGAAAGAATTATATCTACAAGTTAATGAGTAGATTATTCATCTATGGTGGACAGAACTTTAATGTAAATACGAGTGATTCCGCAGTTAATACTGTAATAAATGCAATCGAGTCAGAACGAAGTCATATAGTGACTGCACTTACATTGGGTACTGGATCTGGAACATATGCAATTAGTTCGGTTGTATATCAAGGTGTCAGTCTTGCAACTGCAACTGCACAGGCAACTGTTACTGGATGGGATGTTGGAACCAAGAAACTTACTGTAAATAATATGATTGGTGCGTTTACCCCAGGAGTCAATGTAGTCGAGGATGTGGGTAGTGATCCCGCAATATATACATTTGTGGAATTGTTCCAATCAACTACGGTACTTGACCCAGAAGATCAGAGTGTTGCAATAGAAACTATCGCAGATGCAGGAATAGTGGACTTCACAGAAACCAATCCATTTGGAGAATTCTAATGTTAGGTACACAGTTTTATAATGCATCTATTAGAAATGCAGTAGCTGCATTTGGAACCATCTTCAACGATATCTATGTGGAATCGGAGATATCTGCAGGTAATACGGAACTATATAGGGTTCCACTTACCTATTCACCGAAGATGAAATGGGAACAACGAACGGCAGTTACGTCAACGTCATACACATCAGCAGAGATACAAACGTCTGTACCGAGAATGGGTTTTGAATATACTGCAATAAGTTATGATGCAGAACGTAAATTGAATACTATGCAAAAAACTGGTGTCGATCATTCAACTGATACTGGTAGAGTATCTCGTAGATACATGAGAGTACCATATAATATGGATTTTTCATTGTATGTATTGGTGGGAAATTCAGAAGACGGACTCAAGATAGTAGAACAGATATTACCATATTTTACACCTGATTTCGTAATCAGTATAAATGATGTTATTAAAACCGATATGCCGATAACTTTGAATGATGTTGCATTTGAGGATTCATGGTCAGGTGATATGGATTCACGAAGAAGGATTGAATGGACACTTACGTTCACGGCAAAAACCTATCTATACGGCCCAGCACAGGAACAGAAGATAATTAAAAACGTTGTTACTCAATTTTATGATCATACAGATCCAAACACGGTAGATGCAATGACATCACCAAGGGGAACAGTAACTAATGCAGCTAGTAGATTTGAGTACGATTCAGACGAGGACTTGACTATAACAATAAATAGTCAGTTGACGTAAAATGGAAAAGGTAGACAAAAAGCTAGACATGGTGTTCGACATTTTGAGAGAAGATGATGAACAGGAAACTGAACTTCCTGTTGTTATTGAAGGAACACCACAAGAGCAATTAGAAACAGATTACAATTACACCCGTACCAATTTTTATGATTTGATAGAGAACGGTGGTAAGGCAATTGAGTCTGCATTACATATTGCACAAGAAGGTCAACACCCAAGAGCATACGAGGTATTAGCACAATTACTAAAGAATGTAGGTGAAACCAATGAGAAATTAATGACTCTCCATATGAAAATGGATGAAATGAAGTCGGATAGACGGATACAAAATCCGACACAAGTAACCAACAATGCATTATTCGTTGGTTCGACAAGTGAATTACAAAAAATGATAAAGGGGAATAAAGATGGCGAATCTGGAAGTGACAGTTAATGGATCTTTTGATAATGCATTCCAAGCATTCAATAGGAAATTAAAGAAGTCTGGTATATTAGAGGAATATAGAAAAAAGGAATATTACGAAAAACCTTCTGCAAAGAAACGTAGGTTGTTCTTGAAAGCAAAACGTAGACGAGAACTTGATAGGATCATCAAGGAACGGGAAAAGAATGAAAAATATAAGCTACCTGGGAAACCCAAATTTAAAAAAGAAGAACATCCCTATTAGTTTTACCCAAGAACAGGTAGATGAGTTTATACTATGTAAAGATGACCCTGTATACTTCATCAAGAATTATATCAAAATAGTTACAGTTGATGAAGGGTTGGTTGATTTTGAGTTATGGGATTTCCAAGAGGAAATGATACAGAAGTTCGATAGTGATCGTTTTGTCATATGTAAAATGCCTAGACAAACTGGTAAGTCAACCACTATCATCGCATATCTCTTACATTATGTCCTGTTCAATGAGGATGTGAAGGTTGCAATCCTAGCAAATAAGGGTGTAACTGCAAGGGAATTGTTGAGTCGACTGCAACTTGCATACGAACATTTACCACTATGGTTACAACAAGGTGTGGTGGAATGGAACAAGGGTAATATCGAACTCGAAAACGGTTCCAAGATCATGGCTTCTGCAACATCATCGAGTGCAATTCGGGGTGGTACATTCAATATCATATTCCTCGATGAATTTGCATTTGTGCCCGAAAACATTGCAGATGAGTTTTTTCGTGCAGTATATCCTACCATATCGTCAGGTAATACAACCAAGGTGTTCATTGTATCTACCCCAAATGGTATGAATATGTTCTATAAAATGTGGGTCGATTCAACAGAAGGTCGAAGTGATTATACACCAATTGATGTTCATTGGTCACAAGTTCCAGGACGTGATGCAGAATGGAAAGAACAGACCATTAGGAATACATCAGAAGATCAGTTTAGGGTCGAATTTGAAACCGAATTTGTTGGTAGTGCAAATACACTGATTTCCCCTGCAAAGTTGAGAACACTTGCATTTCGTGAGCCAATCAACGAAAAGGATGGATATGCAGTATGGGCAGAACCAATAAAGGGGAATAGTTATTTCTTATCATCTGATGTTGCAAGGGGTGCAGGGAAGGATTATAGTGCATTTACGGTTATTAATGTAACGGATATACCATACAAGTTGGTAGCTAGATATCGTAGTAATACCATTTCACCACTGTTATATCCAGACATTATATATAAAGTAGCAAAACACTACAATGAAGCAATGGTATCAGTAGAATCAAATGATATAGGTGGGCAGGTTGCAGATACATTACATTACGATTTTGAATATGAGAATATGATCAGTTCAACGGTCAAAGGTAGAAGTGGTCAGGTAGTGAGTGCAGGGTTTGGTAAACGATCATATGTTGGATTGAAAACAACTGCACAAGTAAAACGGATTGGATGTTCTACACTCAAGGATTTAATTGAGGAAGATAAATTATTGATATTGGATTTCAATACCATATCTGAGCTGACATCTTTTGTGGTCAGAGGTAAGAGTTATAGTGCCCAAGAAGGTACGAATGATGATTTGGTTATGACTTTGGTTTGTTTTTCATGGGTTGCAAATCAGAGGTATTTCAGGGAACTCATGGATCAAGAACTAAGAACGAAATTGTATTCAAATAGAATAGAAGAAATAGAACAGGAAATTACTCCATTTGGTTTCATAAGTGACGGTAATGAGGATGATTCTTTCATAGATAGTAGTGGTACACGATGGGAAACGGTATCACCTTACTAGATGTGAAAAACTCGAAAATTATAAATAATAGTATAGACTAGAAATTTATGAAACTAAATTTTTTACAAGGAGAAACAAGATGGCTTTTCAAGTAAGTCCAGGAATAAACGTATCTGAAGTTGATCTTTCTACTACTATACCAAATGTATCGACTTCCGATGCAGCTTTTGCTGCGGCATTCCAATGGGGACCTGCAAATGTTATCCAAAATATATCGTCTGAACGAGTACTGTTGGATACTTACGGGAAACCTACTACTGCCACGGAAGTAAATTGGTTGACTGCTGCAAGTTTTCTTGCATATGCAGGATCATTACAAGTAGTAAGAACAATAGATGCTTCAGCTGCAACGAATGCAACTGATGAAACAGAGGGTACAGAAGGATATTTAATCGAGAGTGAAACTCACTATGATTCCCTTGCAGATGCAGGTTCAAATTTTTTAGCAGATGCAACCTTTATTGCAAGATATCCAGGAGTATATGGAAACGGATTACAGGTTGGAATTACTCATATTCATGCAGATGCAACTGCATGGGCTGCAGCCTCAAGTACTGCTAATGGTAATACAGTAAATTGGTCTTCATTATTCAATGACGAACCAAATGCAAGTGGTGGAACAGATAAAATTCATGTTGTAGTTCTTACAAATGATACTACGATTACGGGTACTAAAGGTGAGGTATTAGAGAAACATGCATTTGTATCTATTGCAGCTGATGCGAAAGATGATCAAGGAAATTCAAACTATCTTCCTGAAGTTCTCAGGAGAAATTCAAAATATATCTATGCAACTGGTAATTTTGATGGTAATGCAGATCTTGCAGATATTGCCAATTGGGATGCTAGTACTATTGCAGGTGGTGAAACTTTTGATACTTTAAATAGTACTGCAGGTGATGCCACAAAAGGTAGTTATCTTGCTATTATGAGAAATGGTGCATCCAACAATACCAATGGGAATAATACAGCTAATCGTACAATTGGTTATGATAAATTTGCCGATGCAGAGGCAACAGATGTCTCACTTATTTTTACTGGTGCGGATAATGGTGGTGGATTGTCTATTGCTATAGAATCTAGTGTCGTTGGAGTACGAAAAGATTGTGTATTGTTTGTATCTCCAGATAAGGGTGATGTGGTTTCAAATTCCTCATTATCGACAAAAACAGCGGATGTAGTGACTGCTAAAGGACAAAAACCACCAAGTTCACGATCATATATCGTAATGGATAGTGGTTGGAAACGAATGTACAATAAATACACAGATAAATTTATTGCCGTTCCATTGAATGGTGATATTGCTGGATTGTGTGTTGCAACAGATAATAGTGCTGATACTTGGTTCTCACCTGCAGGATTCAATCGGGGTGGAATAAAGAATGCATCTAGTCTGTATTTTGATCCAGATAAGACAAGTAGGGATACCCTATATAAAGCTGGAATCAATCCAGTTTCGTCATTCCCTGGAGAAGGAATTGTGTTGTTTGGTGATAAAACACTTCAATCAACCCCAAGTGCATTCGACAGGATCAATGTTCGTAGATTGTTTATCGTTTTAGAAAAGACAATTTCACGGGCTGCAAGATCAATGTTGTTTGAATTCAACGATGAATTTACACGGGCACAGTTTAGATCGATGGTTGAACCTTTATTGAGAAATGTTAAATCTCGTAGAGGTATTGTGGATTATACGGTTGTCTGTGATACAACGAATAACACAG